GGTGGTTTTAGTGGTGGTAAATCACAACTTGGTGTGAGAACAACTAAGGCAGTCAAAAAAATTGGTTGTTCTAATCTAAAAACAATGGTAGAGTCTAATAAGATTATATTAGAAGATTATGATATAGTTGCAGAGATGTCTTCATTTGTTCTTCACGGACAGTCATATCAGGCAGAAGAAGGACACCACGATGATTTAATGATGTGTTGTGTATTATTTGCGTGGTTATCTGGTCAAACTTATTTTAAAGAACTTACTGATAGTGATGTTAGAGCTAAATTGTTTGCAGAAAGTCAAAATCAGTTAGAACAAGACCTTGCACCATTTGGATTCTTAGATAATGGTATTGATGACCCTATACCACAAATAGATGAATATGGTGAAAGATGGACTCCAGTTGTTAGGAAGTATGATACAAATTGGTAAATGCATCTTCATCAATTAAATCATTATCTTTTTTTAAAAAACAATTATGACAAACTATTACATTGTTGTCTATATGTTCTAATAACAATTTTCTAGTATCTTTTTTTAAACTTTTCTTTTTAGAATCTGCACGAATCTTTCTATCATCTGGATAAAATTTTAATACCACTATTTCAGACTCACCACAATATTTACAAGACTTATCTCTTAATTGTTCATTAATCCACTTATCTTTTAGTCTACGGTGTCTTCTTGCAACTTTTCGTATGGTATTACGGTATTTTTGATAATGTTCACTCATATTTATATTTAGACTTGGTATAAAAACAAACATACAAAAAACGATTTTTTATAAATATAGTTGTAGTAGATTAACTAAACTAATATAAGGAGTAGAAATATGGGATTTCAAGTTTCTCCAGGCGTAGAAGTCAAAGAAGTTGACCTAACGAATATCGTTCCTGCTGTTTCTACAACTATTGGTGCTGTTTGTGGCCCCTTTGAAAAAGGGCCAGTAAGTGAAATAACAAGTATCAGTTCAGAAAAACAACTCGTTGAAGTATTTGGTAAACCAAATGCAAACAATTTTGAGTATTTTTTCACAGCTGCAAACTTTTTACAGTATTCAAATTCACTAAGAGTTGTAAGAACTGAAAGTACATTGAAAAATGCATCTTCTGGTGGTTCTGGTATTTTAATCAGAAACACTTTGCATTATCAAGAGGCTTTCGCAGACGGACAAGGTACTCACGGTACTTGGTCAGCAAGAACGGCTGGTATTCACGCAAACGGAATTAAAATAGACATTTGTGATAAAAACAATTTTTCAGAAATGTCAAACAAACAAACTAATGATGCCAGTGCAAGTGCTGGTGATACAACAATTACAATGGATGCTATTGATGCTACTGATTTTGCAGTAGGTGAAGTTATAGAATTTTATTCAAACGCTGGTGGTACAGTTTTCGCTGTAGGACACGAAGCACAAAAATACGAAATTACAGCAGTAGATACATCTGGTGAAACAATTACAATCAGACAGTTAGATGACCCTGCTGCAAGTGGATTAATTGCAGATTTAGCAGACGATTCTTATATAAAAAGATACTGGAGATTTGCAGATTTATTTGATACTGCTCCAGGCACATCTGAATTTGCAACTGCAAGAGGTGTTCTTGATGATGAAATACACATAGTTGTATATGATTCATCTGGAAGACAAACTGGTTTTGATAACGATGTTGCTGGTGAGAGATTAAACTCTATACTAGAAACATTTGCTTTTGTATCAAAACACCCAGAAGCAACTACACCTCAAGGTAATTCAAATTATTATCCAGATGTAGTTTATAGGGATTCTAAATTTGTTTATTGGGGAGACCACCCAACTGCAGCTATTGATGCATCTGGTGACTGGGGTCAACCTCTTTCATCTGATTTATCAGTACAAGGTTCAAGTGCTTTTAATAAATTTACAACTGGTGTAGAAAATGTAGATAGGTCTACACTTGCAAATGGAACAGACGATTATGCTGTTACAGATGGTGAACAACTTACTGCATACGGAAGATTTGATGACGGTGAAGCAGTTGATGTAAATCTAATTATGGCTGCAAAAGCAAGTTCAACTCTTGCAACAAACTTAATCACTATTGTTGAGAAAAGAAAAGATGCATTAGTCTTTATTTCTCCAGAAAGAGCTGATGTTGTAGGTGCTGCCGATTCTAATACACAAACTACAAATGTCAAGAACTTTTTTGATTTACTTCCAAGTACATCATTTGCAGTTTTTGATAGTGGATACAAATACCAATATGATAGATTTAACGATGTATATCGTTATGTACCATTAAATGGTGATATCGCTGGTGTAACTGCATATACTGAATCTGTTGCAGATGCGTTTTTCTCACCTGCTGGTTTTACTAGAGGTCAAATTAGAGGTGCAGTTAAACTTGCATACGAACCTAATAAAGACCAAAGAGATACATTATATAAAGCAAGAATTAATCCAGTTAACTCATTTCCTGGCCAAGGTACTGTGTTATTTGGTGATAAGACTGCTCTTGCAAAACCAAGTGCGTTTGATAGAATTAATGTTAGAAGACTATTCATTATTCTTGAAAAAGCAATCGCTACTGCAGCTAAGTTCCAACTATTTGAGTTCAATGATGAATTCACAAGAGCTCAGTTTAAAAACTTAGTAGAACCTTTCTTGAGAGAAATTCAAGGACGAAGAGGTATTACTGACTTTAAAGTAGTTTCAGACGAATCTAATAACACTGGTGAAGTAATTGATAGAAACGAATTTATTGCTGACATTTTTGTCAAGCCAACAAGGTCTATCAACTTTATCACTCTTAACTTTGTCGCTGTAAGAACTGGTGTTGCGTTTACAGAGATAGGAGGGTAATTAGATGGCAAATATTAATGACTTTAAATCAAGACTTGCTGGTGGTGGTGCTCGTGCCAATCAGTTTAGGGTAATATTACCTCCCCCAGTCGGACAAGTAACTGCAGCTATCAATACTGAACAGTTTGCATTTCTGTGTAGGTCAGCATCTTTGCCTGGTCAAACACTTGCTGAAATTGCAATTCCATTCAGAGGTAGAACTCTTTATGTTGCTGGTGAAAGAACATTTGAAACTTGGACTACTTCTGTATTTAACGATACAGATTTTGGAGTTCGTAGAGAAGTTGAAAGATGGATGAACGGTATTAATGACTTAGTTAATAATACTGGTGCAACCAACCCAGCTGATTACAGAGTAGATATGATTGTTCAACAATTAGATAGAGATGATACAATTCTTCATCAATATGTACTTGAGGGTTGTTTTCCTCAATCATTAGGTGCAATAGAACTTGCATATGATACTAATGATGCTATTGAACAATTTGATATCATTTGGAGATATGACACATTCAGAGTCACGGGCATTAATTTATAACTCATAAATATAATAATATAAAGGAGTTGTAGATAATGGCTGAGTTTTTTGGTTTTGAAATAAAAAGAAAAGAAAAGGAGTTGGGGGCAGTAACGCCTCCAGCTACTGATGATGGTACATACGATATATCTGGTGGTGGTTTCTATTCCACAATCCTAGATACAGATGGTCGTTCACGCACAGAAGATGATTTAATCCGAAGATATAGAGATATTGCAATACAACCAGAGTGTGATAGTGCAATAGAAGATATCGTAAGTGAGGCAATCGCATCTGATGAAAGAGATATGTGTGTATCTATCGCATTAGATAATTTACAAGTTTCTACTTCAATTAAAAAAAGAATTAAAGAAGAATTTGAAAAAGTTCTACAATTATTAGATTTTAATAATAAAGCACACGATATTTTTAGAAGATGGTATGTTGATGGAAGATTATTCTATCACAAAGTTATTGATGCAAAAAATCCCAGAAAGGGTGTTCAACAACTTCGTTATATTGATCCTAGAAAAATTAAAAAAGTTAGAGAAGTAGAGACTAGTAAAAAAGGTCAAGTTGATGTTGTAAAAAAGTTTAAAGAGTTTTACATTTATAATCAACAAGGACATCAAGTAAATAATACTTCTACTGGTGTTAAATTAACATATGATTCAATCGCATATTGTCCATCTGGACTTATTGATATGCATAAAGGTACTGTATTATCGTATCTTAATAAAGCAATCAAACCAGTAAATCAATTAAGAATGATTGAGGACTCTGTGGTAATTTATAGAATATCAAGAGCTCCAGAAAGAAGAATATTTTATATTGATGTAGGTAATTTACCTAAAATAAAAGCAGAACAATATCTAAAAGATGTTATGAATCGTTATCGCAACAAACTAGTATATGATGCATCTACTGGTGAAATTCGTGACGATAGAAATCATATGTCTATGTTAGAAGATTTTTGGTTGCCAAGAAGAGAAGGTGGTAGAGGTACAGAGATTACTACACTGCCTGGTGGTGCAAATCTTGGTGAGATAGATGATATTACATACTTTCAAAGAAAGTTATATCGTTCATTAAATGTTCCTATCTCAAGATTAGAAGCAGAACAAAACTTTTCGTTAGGTAGGTCAACTGAGATTACAAGAGACGAATTAAAATTTACTAAATTTGTAGGTAAGTTAAGAAAGAAATTCTCTGTAATCTTTAATGATTTACTTAGAACACAATTAATTCTTACTGGTGTTATTGCAGAAGAGGAATGGAAACAGATGTCAGAACATATACAGTTTGATTTCTTACAAGATAATAACTTTACTGAATTAAAAAATGCAGAATTACTCAAAGAAAGATTAGAAATGTTATCACAAGTAGAAAACTATGTTGGTACATACTTCTCTAAAGAGTGGGTAAAAAAGAATGTATTACACTTAACAGATGACGAAATAGGTGAAATGCAAAAACAAATAGAGGGTGAGGGTGACGATAACGAAGAAAATGGCGATAACAACTTTGAACAAAAAGGAGATGGTAATGAGCCAGGAAAAAATAAAATCAATGGTTGATAATATAGTTAACGGAAATAATTTAGAATCAGAATCTGATTTCAAAAATATTATGTCTGATAAGGTTGGAGAAACTTTAGAAAAAGAAAGACAAACTATTTCAAAAGATATGGTAACATCACACATACCAGAGGTAGGGGAAGATGAAGTTTGATAGCTTTTATTCTAAAATAGTAGAAAAAGACGAACATAAAAGAAGTAAGGAATACAGAAAACTGACTCCTAAAATGAAGAAGGCAGTTGATGAAATATTCAATAAAATGGATTCTAACTCTTCAGATTTTATAAATAGTTTTGAGAACAATATTAATTTAGTTTCTAAGAAACACAAAGTAACTAACAAAGAATTAATGAGTTATTTTGAAAGAGAAATGTTAACAATAGGAAAGTAATATGGCTTTTACAGTAAGAAATCTAAAAGATACAGATTTTGAAACAGTAGTTCTTGTTCTTATTACTGGAACAAACGGAACTGCAACTGAAGTTGTAGATGCATCTGGACTTGCTGGAGCCTCAACAAATCCTAGACTTGCGATTGTTTCTTGCACTTGGAGTGTAAGTTCAACAACTGAAATAGAATTTCACGCAACATCTAATACAACTGCACTTACATTAAATAGTAATGGTAATTTTAACATTGGTAGTCAACAATTACCACCAATTACTAATAATGCTGGAAGTGGTATATCTGGTGATATACATATGGAAAACGATGCCGCTTGTGTCGGTTTTGTTATTTTAAAGTTAAGAAAAGTTTCTGGTTATAATAACCTATCATAAGGAAAGATGAATGAAATTAATATCTGAAGCACTTGAAAATGTAAAATTTCTTACTGAAGAAGACGATAAAGGTAGCAAAAATTACAAAATTCAAGGTGTATTTATGCAAGGTAACATAAAGAACCGTAATGGTAGAGTATATCCAACAGATGTTTTGGAAAATGAAGTAAAAAGATACTCTGAAAAATTCATTGAAAAAAATCGTGCATATGGTGAACTTGGACACCCAGAAGGCCCAACGGTAAATCTGGATAGAGTTTCACATATGGTAACTTCTTTACAAAGAGATGGAGATGATTTTATAGGTGAAGCAAAAATTATGAACACACCAATGGGTAAGATTGTAAAAAATATCATAGATGAAGGTGGCACACTTGGTGTTTCTTCTAGAGGTATGGGTAGTCTTGAACAAAAAAACGGTGCAAATTATGTGAAAAAAGATTTTATGTTGGCAGCTGCTGCTGATATAGTTGCAGACCCCTCTGCACCTAAAGCTTTCGTAAACGGAATTATGGAAGGTAAGGAATGGGTTTGGAATAATGGACTTCTAAAAGAAGTTGAAATAAGTGACATAGTTGAAACTATAGAGAGTTCTGTGCGTAAAAAACTTCCAAATGTGGAAGCTCTTGCGTTTGCAAAATTTCTTAAAAAGTTATAAAACTATAAATAATAATGATAATTAAAACAAGGAGAACCTTCAATGTCAGAACTAGATAAGACTATTGAGGAGTTGGAAAAAGAAGTCGTAGCGGAACTAGATGAAGCCAACGGCAAAAAACCTAATTCTACTGGTGGTAAGGCAGACCCTATGCCAAAAATGAAAGATGGTGAAAAACCAGAAGATGTAGGTGGCCCAACGCCCGAAAAAGATGCGAATATGGTTGGAAAACCAGACGCCGCAAAAAAAGTTAAAAAGGACACTTCTGCACCCACTAAAGGTGCTGTTCCTCCAGAAAAGGCAGATACTATTAAAGAAGCCGAACACGATGATGAGGACGAAGAAGAACCTAAAGATATGAAAACAGATGATGAAGAAGATGACGATGATGACGATATGGAAGAAGCTGTATCAAAATTATCTAAACTTTCTAAAACTGAACTCGTTAATCAATACACCAAAGGTATGACTAAAACTCAACTTGCCTCTGAAATTTATGGTAAAAATCATAAGAAGAAGACAAATGAGAGTGTTGATGTTAAAAAAGATGTTGATGCATTACTAGAAGGTGAAGATTTTTCTGATGAGTTTAAAGCTAAAGCTGAAACAATATTTGAAGCTGCAGTATCATCTAAAATCTCTGAAGTAAAGGGAGCTTTACAAGAAGAGAAAGTACAAGCTATTGAAGAAGCAAAAGAAGATATGGTTGAGAAAATTGACTCATATCTAACTTATGTTACTGAAGAGTGGAAGAAAGAAAATCAACTTGCTATTGAAAGAGGTCTAAAGGGAGAAATCGCTGAAGACTTTATTACTGGTCTTAAATCTTTATTTGAAGACCACTATATTGATGTTCCAAACGAAAAATATGACATTCTTGAAGCACAGACTAAAGAAATTGAGGAACTAAAAGCAAAAGTGAACGATTTGATGGAACAAGATAAATCAGCTAAGAATAAAGTTGGTGAACTTGTTCGTGAATCATTAATTTCTGAAGTATCAAAAGATTTAGCAGAAACAGAAAAAGAAAAATTTCATTCTTTAACTGCTGATGTTGAATTTTCTGATGAAGAATCTTTTAAAGAAAAACTATCTACTTTGAAAGAATCATACTTCCCTTCAGAGAAAAAAGTTGAAGAAGTATTATCTGAAGACGCTGAAAGTCCTAAGACTATTGAAGCAAACTCAGATATAATGGCGGCATATACGGCTGCAATTAACAAAACCCATAAAAGGGCAGTAAATAAATCGTAATGATAAATATAGTAAATATATAAGGAGAAACTAAGATGTTTCAAACAACACATTTACAAGAGAAGTGGCAGCCCGTTCTAGACCATCCAGATTTACCAAAAATCAATGATAGTTATAGAAGAGCCGTCACTACTGTTATTTTAGAAAATCAAGAAAAAGCACTTAGAGAAGATGCTTCTTTCTTGTCAGAATCAGTTCCTACTAACGCAACTGCAGCTGGTGCTAATCCAATGGCAAATTGGGATCCGATCCTAATTTCATTAGTAAGAAGAGCTATGCCAAACTTAATTGCATATGACATTTGTGGTGTGCAACCAATGACTGGCCCAACTGGTTTAATCTTTGCTATGCGTTCAAGATTTGATGACCAGTCTGGTGCAGAAGCACTAGTTGATGAAGCAGATGGCGAACATTCTGCTGATAACTCATCATCTTCACTGACAGCTGCACAACAAGGTACTAACCCAAGTGTACTTAATGACTCTCCAGAAGGCGCTTATACTTTCGCACAAGGTATGACTGCTGCACAGGCAGAAGCATTAGGTGATAGTTCTCAAAACCACTTTGCACAAATGGCTTTCTCTATTGAGAAATCAACTGTTACTGCAAAGTCTAGAGCACTTAAAGCTGAGTACACAATGGAACTTGCACAAGACTTAAAAGCAATTCACGGTCTTGATGCAGAAACAGAACTTGCAAACATCCTTTCTGCTGAAATTCTTGCAGAAATCAATAGGGAAGTAGTAAGAAGAATTTACAGAACTGCCGTAGAAGGTGCTGCTGTAAATACAACTACTGCTGGTACTTTTGACTTAGATACAGACTCTAACGGTAGATGGTCTGTTGAAAAATTCAAAGGTCTAATGTTCCAAATTGAAAGAGATGCAAATGCAATCGGTCAAAAAACTCGTAGAGGAAAAGGTAACATCTTACTAGTAAGTGCTGATGTTGCTTCTGCTTTACAAATGGCTGGAATTCTAGATTACCAATCTGCATTAAACAACAACCTACAAGTTGATGACACTCAAAACACTTTTGCTGGTGTATTGAATGGTCGTTACAGAGTATATGTTGACCCATACGCTGCAAATGTAGCTGCAAGTCAATACTATGTTGTTGGATATAAAGGTACTTCACCTTATGATGCTGGTACTTTCTATTGTCCATATGTTCCACTACAAATGGTGAGAGCAGTTGGTGAGCAAACTTTCCAACCAAAAATCGGTTTTAAAACTAGATACGGTATGATTGATAACCCATTCGCAGTTGACGCTGGTGCGTTAGCTGATAACAACGATGCTGGTTCTTCAAATACTGCATTTACTAAAGAAACTAACCAATATTACAGAAGAGTTAAAGTTTCTAACTTAATGTAATAACTACAATCTACCACACCACAAAAAAGGGGAGTTCGCTCCCCTTTTTTTTTGATTATAAATAATAGTATGACAGATTTAAACGCACTCACACGACAACCAGAAGAGATAGACTATTCTGCACCGAGTCAGTATAGGTTCTCTATTATACAATTACCTAAAGTACAATTCTTTACTACTGCGTGTAATATACCAGGCGTTAATATGGGTGATGCAATATTTCCTACACCTTTCAAAGATATTCCAGTTTTACCAGATAAGGTAACATTTGAAAATCTTGAAATAACTTTTTTAGTAGATGAAAAATTACAGAATTATCAAGAACTTTTTAACTGGATTATGGCGATTGGATTTCCAGAAGATAGAGCTCAGTTCAAAAGTTTTAGACAAGAAAATGTAGACCAGTTTCCTACATCTCAATCAAAAATAAATGCACCTTCAGATACACCTAAACCTAGAACACCAGACGGTGCAATGTACTCAGATGCAACATTAACAATACTATCTAATAAGAATAACCCAGTATTGAATGTTAACTTTTCAAATGTATATCCAGTAACACTTTCTGCATTACAATATACAAATGACCAAGCAGATACTCAATATATGAGTGCGACTGCAACCTTTCAATATCAATTATTTAAATTTGAATCGTTATAAGACTTGACAACTTTTTAATTATGGTATATAATATAGTATGGATTTAACAAAAATACAAGAAATGTTTGACAAAGACTCAAAGATTGATGAAACTAATATCAATCTAGAAGAGACTAGAAGTCCAGCATTATTAAATAAATATTTAAAACTTTACACTAATTTTAGACTTATGTTAAGTAAGGCTGAAACTGATATGAAAATATTAAAAAAACAAAAATGGGAATACTATTCTGGTAAAGCAGAGAAACCATTTGAGTTAAAAATTCTTAGACAAGATATTCCGACATATTTAGAATCAGATGAAGATATGATTAGACTACAATCTAAATTAGATTATCTTAAAGTAGTTTCTGGTTATTTAGAACATATAGTAAAAAATTTGCATAGTAGAGGATTTCAATTAAGAAACATAACAACTTGGATTAAATATACGGAGGGTGCATTATGAGTATATGTGAAAATAACTACTATTATTTCATAGGTGCATTAAATGACCAACAATGTAATGCAATTATAGAAAGAGGGTTATCTGATATGACTCTCACAGAACAAAAAAATGGAAAGCAAGCAACTGATGCTACTACTTTTGATTTTAGACAAAAGGGTGGTGAAACATCTAACGCTGGTAATATCGCACAAAATCATTTGACTGCACAAGGTAGAAGACAAAAAGGTATTAAAGAAGAAGATGTTTATGTTAGAGATACTAAAGTTGGGTGGTTAGCAGATAAATGGATATATGATTTAATACACCCATTTATACGAGAAGCAAATCAAAAAGCAAACTGGAATTTTGAGTGGGATTTTTCTGAAACTTGTCAGTTTACAGTTTACAATCCAGGCCAGTTTTATTCTTGGCATACTGATGGTGGTTCAAGACCATACATACCATTTGACCCAACAGTAGAAGAACAAAGAAGAAAAGATAATGATGGGAATTATATAGTTGCAAAAGATGATACTGGTAAAGAAATAAAGTTTGATAAAACATATAGGGGTGGTAAATTTGAAGGATTGCCAAGATATATTCCAGCGCCTGGTTTTGTAGATAATCCAAATCAATTCTGGAAGACTAGAAAATTATCCGTAACAGTAAATTTAACCAATCCAAAAAATTACAAAGGTGGTAATCTTAAATTTGATTTAGGGCCTCATATGGGTAGTAAAAGATATCACACTTGTACGGAAATAAGACCAAGAGGTTCTATCATAGTATTTCCATCATTCATACACCACTTGGTTACTCCAGTTACTGAGGGAACTAGATACTCTTTAGTAGTATGGAATTTAGGAAAGATGTTCAAATGATTGATACTGTAAAATTTTTTAAAGAAAAAAAGTATGTTCTTATAAAAGAAATGATACCTAAAGATATTGCAAAAGTAGGGGCACAATATTCACATTACGATAAAGCAAGACTATTTCAACCAGAAGCAGAAAGTGCTCAGATTCCAGGCAGTCATAGTGTTTATGGTGACCCACTTATGGAAACACTTTTGAATTTTGGTAGAAAGAAAATAGAACAATCTACTGGTTTAGAATTGTGGCCTACTTATTCTTATTATAGATTGTACAAAGTAGGTGATATATTAAAAAGACATAAAGATAGACCATCTTGTGAAGTATCTATTACTTGTTGTTTAGGATATGATTACAAGGGTAAAGAAGATTATAACTGGGGTATGTTTGTTGGCCCAGAAGATGGTGAAAGAGGTACAAAGGGTAAGATGATTCCTATGGAGCCTGGTGATGGAGTAATCTATCGTGGGTGTGAAGTGGAACATTGGAGAGAAGCATTTGATGCACCAGAGGGTGCCTGGCAAACACAAGTATTTTTACATTATGTAGACAAAAATGGGCCATTTGCTGATTTTTGTAAATTTGATTCTAGACCATCACTTGGTCTTTCACACTCAACGAAAGATAAGGAAAAGATTGCGGCTGCTACAAAGGCAGATGCAGAACTTTTATCTAAAAAAGATGCTTTTCCAAAATTGAACAAAGAAGAAGTACCTTATGAAAATAGAGAAAAAAAATGAAGTATACATACGAATTGAAACCGAACCACATATTGCAAGAGAACTCTCAGAGTATTTTACCTTTGAAGTGCCTGGTGCAAAATTTATGCCCAGTTATAGAAATAAAATATGGGATGGAAAAATACGATTATTCTCAGTTGCTACTGGACAAATCTATTTGGGATTATTACCATACATCAGAGAGTTCTGTAAACGAAATGACATTAGATACGAATTAGATTTTAATACAAGACCAGAAGACATTGATGAATCA